TATTTTAATGACAATGGCACAAACATTTCTTATTTTAATGCTTTATGGGTATTAAATGATGCTCAGGTAGTAAATCAGGCAAGCATTACAGCTACTGGATTAGCGACTCAAACTGCTATTAACCAAGCATCCATTGATAAATTCTTTGTCCATTCCTATACTCAAACCAATCTATTGATGCAAACTACGACCGATGCCCTAAACAATGCCCAGGCTTATGTGGCTAGTAGGGCTGAAACCAGCATTAGATGTGATGCAATTACGCTGGATCTTTATACAGATAATTATACGGCTGGGGTTACAGCTGCTTTAGACCTTGATTATTTTGACCCAATTAGCATAACTACAACCCAGCCCGGTACTGGGGCTTCAACTTCAAGCATTACTAAAACTTTTCAAGTTTTTGGGGTTCAACACCAAATTACCCCTAATTCTTGGAAAGCGACATTTACCACTTTAGAGCCTATAATAGATGGATTCATATTGGATTCTAGTTTATATGGGTTGCTAGATACCAATACGCTAAGTTACTAAGGAGAAAAATGGCAAAACAGACCTTCACTACTGGGCAGGTATTAACAGCTGCTCAGATGACAAATTTACAACAGACAGCGATGGGTGGTGGAACAGCTGTAGTTAAAACGGCATCATATGTTCTAGTTGCTGCCGATGCCGGAACTGTAATACAAATGAACTCAGCATCTTCTACAACCATTACAGTTAATACTGCATTGTTTGCAGCTGGTGATTCTGTGTTTATTCAAAACATAGGTGCAGGAGTTTGCACAGTTACTGCTGGTACTGCAACAGTTACAACTGCTGGATCATTGGCATTAACCCAATGGGAAGGTGGACAGCTTTACTTTACAAGTACAAGTGCTTCTATATTTTTTGATTATATTCAAGCAGGAACTTCAATACCATTAACGACTAAAGGTGATTTGTTTGGTTTTGATACAGCTAATGCAAGAATTCCTATTGGTTCAAATAATCAGGTTTTAACGGCCGATAGCGCACAGGCTTTAGGTCTGAAATGGGCAACACCTTCGTCTGGAACGGTAGTTAAGGTTCAAGCAGCTACTTCCAATACTCAAGTTAGCGTGAGCACAAGCACTTTTATTGACACGGGATTAACAGTTTCAATTACACCAAGTGCAAGCACAAGTAAAGTTTTAATTATGGCTGATCCAATGTTTTATGCAAGTGGAACTTCTTTAATGGCAAGCGCAAGAATAACAAGGGCAGGAACAAGTGTTTATCAAGTAGATAGAGCAATGCAAGGTGTGACCAGCCAAGGTTGGAAAATTCCTTTAATGTACTTAGACAGTCCGGCAACAACTTCAGCAACAACATATGTAATTCAATTTGCTCTTTTTAGCGGTACAGGTTCAATAGTTTATGCAAACACTAGCGCAGCGATTGGTTCAATAATAGTAATGGAAATAGGTGCATAATGGCTCAAGGTTATGAAGTATTACAAATGTTAATTCCTACTGGTGGCTGGGCAATCAGAGGAAATGATTGGGAAGGCGTGGGATTTTACGAAGCTGAGCCAATTACAAAAAAACAATTTGAAGAAGGTTTTGCTAAATATGATGCCTGGAAAGCAGAACAAGATAAAATTGTGGAAGATAAAAAATCTGCTTTATTAAAAAAATTAGGAATTACAGAAGCAGAATTGGAGTTATTACTTGCCTAATACTTCCCAAAAAACAGTAACAACTTCACCCACTTTATTGGTTACAGCCAATAGAGCAGATCAAACAGTTTATCTTCATTCATCATCTGGCATTATTTATCTTGGTAATTCAGATGTAACCACATCTACTGGATACCGCATGGATAATGGCGATAAATTGACATTGCAGTTATCTGACAATGAATCTTTGTATGGCATAACATCAAGCGGTACTGCAACTATGATGGTGATGGCAACGGTAAATTGACACCTTGGTTATGCAAGGCTGGCGTACAGCTAAGGGAGCAGATCGATGATTGGTTCCCGGATCGGGATCGTAAAAGTGATGGATGGGTGGGTGATAGTCGCCATTCCGCGAGAATCTCTGATCACAATCCAGACGAGTCCGGGTGTGTACGAGCCATTGATATTGATTCTGACCTGGGTTCACAAAAAGGGCTCTCGTTGTATCTTGCTGACCAGCTCAGGGATCATGCGGAAACCGATAAACGCATTTCTTACATAATTCACAAAGGAAAAATAGCAAGTCCTAAAGCTGGATGGGCATGGCGTGATTACAAAGGTATCAACATGCACGATCACCACATACACATTAGCTTTAGCAAACTGGGCGATCAAGATAGTACCTACTTTCAAATTCCACTTATAGGGGGAAAAATATGAAATTAAACAAAAAATCCAAAGCCGCACTTAAATCATATTTAAGAGCTGTCGCAGCATCTGGCATTACAGTTGCACTCGCTATTGCTGGCGATGTTAAGCCTGAATACTCTGTTCTTTTAGGTGCTGTCATAGCACCCCTAATCAAAGCCTTAGATCCTAAAGATACTGATCTAGGTATCAATGCTGAGTAATGTCTGTCGAATCATGGGTCGCTATTGCTGTTGGCATAAGCACCCTAATTACCAGTTTCTTTATGGCTCTACGATGGGTTATTAAATCTTATTTATCTGAGTTAAAACCCAATTCAGGTTCATCAATGAAGGATCAAATAAATCGACTGGAAAAGCGTGTCGATGATCTATTTATTCTAATCAGCAAGTCATAATTTTAATCATGGCGAACACACGCAAGTCTCCTAAACGCAAAAAGATCAACAGGCGTATCGTTCGCCATTCTCCGGAGCCGTTAAGTAAGTTAGATCAACACTACACGGCATTGCATGAATGTTATAAAGCAGCTCGGAAAGCAGGGTTTACACCTGAACACGCCTTCTGGTTAATGACCGAGCATAAGACTTTCCCTGATTGGATTGTAGGCGATGGCGGGATCATTCCTTCAATAGATCCAACTGACGATTCGGATGATGATTAAACGATATCTCGTAATTTCAGATTTGCAAGTACCCTACCAACATGAAATGGCCGTTAAGAATGTTATTAAGTTTGCTAAGCGTGAGAGATTTGATAGCGTATTATGCGTTGGTGATGAGATTGACTTTCAAACCATTAGCCGATGGGCTGAAAAAACACCTTTGGCTTATCAACAAACTTTGGATGATGATCGTTCGGCAACTCAGGAGATTCTCTGGGCTCTAACCGAGCACAGTAAAGAAGCTCACATAATTAGATCCAATCACACGGATCGCCTATACAACACCCTACTTAAAGTACCTGGCTTAATTAACCTTCCTGAACTGCAGTACTCAAAATTTATGGATTTCGAATCAATGGGCATTACATTTCACAAACAATTTTTTGAGTTTGAAAAGGGTTGGATATTAGCCCATGGAGATGAAGCAAACATAAGTGCCAATGCTGGACAGACTGCCCTTAATTTGGCCAAGAGAGCAGGTAAAAGCGTTGTTTGTGGTCATACCCATAGACTAGGTATGTCAGCTTACTCAGAGGGCTTATATGGGGCTTACAGGCCTTTATATGGCATAGAGGCAGGCAACCTTATGAACCGGGCAAAGGCTAGTTACACAAAAGGCCTTGCAAACTGGCAGATGGGCATAGTTATTCTAGATTGGGATGGCAAGAATATGACACCGACATTGATTCCAATCAACAAAGATGGCTCATTTACAGCTCTAGGCAAATCATATGGAGTGTGAGAGCGACTATATCGAACGCACGATTGATGATCATATCGATGCGTTTGAGGCTCTCAGCGTTATCTAATCGTTATAAGACACGCCAAAAATAAATTCCCAAAGGTCATTGCTTTAGGTCATACTTTATGTATTCCACACAAGGGGTGTGGATAGATAAGGGCTAACAATGTCACTTAAAGAAGCTGGACTATGGTGGGTAGCAACCATGATGGGAATGCTATCTCTGTACTGGGTATATGAGAATGCAAAACAAACAATGTACTGGCGCGGCCGCAAAGATGGCTGGGATATGCACAGACGAATGATCGATGCTAAGACTAATGCCGACAACAACTGAGAAACTGTTTAGTGAAGTCATTAGTACAATCCAAGAGCGCGGTGCGGTCTATGGACATCCAGCGATCAATCACAAAAGAATTGCTGATCTCTGGTCGGCCTATCTCGATTACCCTATCCAGCCACACCAGGCAGCTTTATGTATGGCGTTGGTCAAGATCGCTCGGCTTAGTGAAACTCCATCCCATGAAGATTCACTCAAAGATTTGCTTGCCTATTGTGCAATCAGTAAGACTGTCTTCGATGCACAAACAGATGCAGACTTTGGATGGGAGATAGATAGTGGCATTTAACTTAGATGATTATGAACCGGTAGAGGCACGATTGGAGAAATGGCATGGAATATATCCCGATGGAAGAATCGAAACCGAGATCCTTGAACACTCAGACACTCGATTCATTGTTGTTTGTAAATTATTCAAAACGGAAGCAGACTCAAAGCCATGTGCCTCGGGTGTCGCATCTGAAACAATTACGGATCGCGGTGTTAATGCTACTTCTGCGTTGGAGAATTGCGAGACTTCAGCGATCGGTAGAGCGCTTGCAAACGCAGGTTTTGCAGCTAAAGGAAAGCGTGCAAGCCGAACAGAAATGGACAAAGTAAATCGTGCAGAATTCAAACCTAAGTATTCTGCACCCGGATCTAAATCAGCTGCAATGGAGATGGCGTTACATATTGTGGAGCAGAAATCTATTGCTAATGCTGAAAGTGTTGCTCCAACTGAGTGGTCTGTTGGTGAAACTGTTGCTCAAATTGGTGAAGTGGTTGATGTTAGTTTTACTTGCAGGCATGGTGATATGGTAAAGAAGGAAGGCATAGCCAAAGCAACTGGTAAGCCGTATGCAGGTTATGTTTGTACTGCACCAAAGAATGATCAATGTGATGCTCGTTGGGCAAAACTTACAGCTGCAGGCACATGGTATTGGCCAGATGATTCCGAGCCAGGCAAAGGGGGTGAATAAATG